AGATGAAAGGTTGGCAATGAAGCATGGTAAAATGGCTTCAAAAGACTTAAAAACTACTAAAGCTCGTAGAGATGACGCAGATTTCGAAAAAAGAGAAACAAAAGAAGGTCAAGGATACGATGACAAAGAAGATGAAAGGTTGGCAATGAAGCATGGTAAAATGGCTTCAAAAGACTTAAAAACTACTAAAGCTCGTAGAGATGACGCAGATTTCGAAAAAAGAGAAACAAAAGAAGCTGCTAGAACTTATGGAATGGGTTCCAAAGAAGGTAGAGGATTAAGAAAAGGTATTACAAACAACAGAAATTATGTTTATGGTAATAACGGAGTAACTGTTGAATCTTTAGAAGCGGAAGTTTCTATGTTAAGAGAAAAAAATGAAGAATATAGAAAAGCATTAAATGTTTTCAGAGAGAAATTAACTGAAGTTGCTATATTTAATTCTAATCTAGCTTACGCAACGAGATTGTTTACTGAACACTCTACAACTAAAAAAGAAAAAATTAACATTCTTAGAAGATTTGACGATGTTGATACACTTAAAGAATCAAAAGGTCTTTATAAATCAATCAAAGAAGAATTAACTAAAGTGGATTCAAAATCAATAAATGAATCAGTAGGACAAAAAATTAATAATACAGTTTCTACAGGTTCATCTACTACTTTAATTGAATCTAAAACTTATGAGAATCCTCAATTCATGAGAATGAAGGATTTAATGAGTAAGTTACAATAAAGTAAAAAATAAAAATAAAATAAAACTTAAAAACAAACTATACTAAAAAATGGGAGCATTATTAGATTCAGGTCTTGTTGGTAATATAGGTCTTAAGCACCTTAAAGTTATCAAAGAGGACACAATTAACAAATGGGACAAATTAGGATTCTTAGAGGGTCTTAAAGGTCACATGAGAGAAAACGTTGCACAATTATATGAAAACCAAGCATCGTATTTAATTAACGAAGCATCATCTACATCTGATACAGGTGCATTTGAAACAGTTGTTTTTCCAATTGTTAGACGTGTATTCTCTAAATTATTAGCGAATGATATCGTTTCAGTACAAGCTATGAACTTACCTATCGGTAAATTATTCTACTTTGTACCAAACATTCAATCTTACGAAGTTGAAACGGCAACTAATGGTCAACACTACGCACCTTATGGTTCGCCAAACGCAACTGCAGGTCAAACACCAAACAGTGGTTATGACTATAACAACACTAAAGACCTTTACGATAGATTCTACGAAGGTAACGAACCAGCTTTAGACCCACCAGGTTTATTTGACTATTCTAAAGGACAATTTTCTGCAATTACTGCTGAGGTTGGTACTGTAGCTTGGTTAGCTGACCAATTAGTTCCTTCTGCATATACTACTTCTGATTACAGAAAAGTATTAATCGTTATGTCAGGTTTCGCATCTGATGGAGCTGGTAAATTAATCGGACCAGACGGTCAACCAATGGATAATGAAGCTTTCTTATCTGACTTAACTGTTTATGGTGTTGCTACTAACTGGTATACATCTGCTAACACAACTAACCCTTACTTATTTAGAGTTGTAACTCAAAGATACGGTAAAGGTATTGTAAATTACGGTAATAACAACGCTACATTAGTATTCCCTAACAGTAAAACTGATGGTGGTCAATATGACAACTTATGTGATGCTCAAGGTAAGATTTACTTAGAGGTTGATTTACAAGTACCAGTTTGTATTACTTGTGGAGGTTCAATGGACGGTTACACAGGTTCTACATTCTCTTCTTCTACCGCTGCTGACAATGCGTTCACAGCAACTTATAGAATCTATAAGAACTTAGAATTTGAAGATAAAATTGGTGAGGTTTCATTTGATTTAATGTCAGTAACAGTTTCTGTAACTGAAAGAAAATTAAGAGCTCAATGGTCTCCAGAAATGGCACAAGACGTTGCAGCATTCCACAACATTGATGCTGAAGCTGAATTAACAGCTTTATTATCTGAGCAAGTTGCAGCTGAGATTGACCGTGAAATCTTAAGAGATTTACGTAAAGGAGCAGCTTGGAACTTACGTTGGGATTACAATGGATGGAAGAGACTGGGCGGTAGTGCAGTACCTTACACTCAAAAAGACTGGAATCAAACTTTGATTACAGCTATCAACCAAATTTCAGCTCAAATCCACAAGTCTACTTTAAGAGGTGGAGCTAACTGGATTGTTGTTTCTTCTGAAATCAGTGCTATCTTTGATGACTTGGAGTACTTCCACGTATCAAACGCAGCTCCTGAGCAAGACCAATACAACATGGGTATTGAAAGAGTAGGTACTTTAGCTGGTCGTTACCAAGTTTATAGAGACCCTTACTTCCCTGCTAACCAAGTGTTATTAGGTCACAAAGGTACATCTTTATTAGATACTGGTTACATCTACGCACCATACGTACCATTACAATTAACACCAACAATGTACAATCCGTTTAACTTTACACCAATCAAAGGTATCATGACTAGATACGCTAAGAAAATGGTTAATAACAGATTCTACGGACGTATCACAGTTGACGGTGTTAGAACTTTCGACTTGAGAGAATTGAGATAATCAATATTCTTATGAAATACACTAAAAGGGACAAGAAATTGTCCCTTTTTTTATTCTTCAGTTTTTGTTGAATTTAATATTCTTATTGATTTGGAAATTAATTCGGCCTCTTGAAGAGAATATACACTATGTTGATGGGCATATTCTAATGCTTGTATTAACATATAAAATGCCTGGTCAAAGTTTAAGTTATTAACTATCAGTTCAATGTCTTCAGGTTTATAATAGGCAACACTATTAAAAAGTAATCCTAATGGTTTTTTTTCTTGTTCCATAATGTGTTATTGTGATATTTATAATAATATGAAAAATAAAAGTATTAGTGAAGCAACAGGGTCAGGAAGTTCTGGGCATTTTAAAGTACCAATTGTTTTAGCGCCTCAGGCATGGACTAAAGAACAATTAGGACCATTTAATATTCCTGTTTATCGCTACACTAATGCAGAATTAGCTTATGAAGAAGCTGACGGAGACTTCAAAGAATCACCTGAAAAAAGAGAAAAGATGGAAAAAGAAACTGAATTGTTGTCAAGAGTTGATACGTACTTAAAACAATTTTATACTGACCAAAACGACGATGAAGGTAGTAGTATTGGTGATATTGAAAATCCTAAAGATGTGATAGATAAAGCAGTTGGATTTCTTAAAGAGGATTTGGCTGTTTGGTTTGGTAAAAAGAAAGCACCAAAAGGTAGTTCACAACCAAAAGGACCATGGGTTAATATTTGTCGTAAAAAAGAAGGTGGTGGACATCCACCATGTGGTAGACCTGAGGCAAGTGATAAAGGATATCCAAAATGTAGGGCTGCAGGTGTTGCAAGTAAAATGAGTGACTCTCAAAAAAGAAGTGCTTGTCAACAAAAAAGAAAAGCAGAAAAAACACACTCAAAAAGTGGGACTGGTAATAAACCAAAAATGACTCATTACAAGTCAAAAAATGAATCTCTTAGAGACATAATAAAAAACGCTTTAAGAGAGCAATTTAATAGAATCCCTTAAATCGTTTTATTAATTTTTAAATAACAAAGAAATAAAATTCTGCCAAGTTTCAACGTCATTTTCATTTCTACCAATATTTGCAGAATAACAAGTTAACACTACGTTATCTTTTGTATATCCCTTATTCCTGTTTAATCTATCTAAGGAAGGTTGTTGTGGATGTTTTGAATAATTTGAAGGAATCAATGGGACATTGAACCAATAACATAACCCTTCTTGGTTATCAAATATTTCATTAATATCATCAACTGTCAGGGTATGTTCAATTTTTCTATGTTTAGAATCATGTATTAATGTGTTTTGCCATAACCTAACTCGTCTTTCTTTTTGTTTAATTCCTTCAGATTTTCTGTATTCTAAGTTTTCTCTCCTTTTTTTCTTACCTAATCTACCTATTTCTAAGGAACAAACAATACATTTTAGCGTTCGTTGTGAAGAATAAAATTCGTTTTTATTTTTACTAACTCCACATATTTTACATATTTTTTGTGTATCCATATTAATAAATATACGGACACACAAAAAAGACAAAAAAAAAGGAAAATTATTTGCTTTTAATATAAGATTGACGATATGGTATTAACAATATGGTGACGAACATTTTTTCTTTCCGTCAAGACCTGGTTTAGTCCCTTTACATACTTGGACTCCATAACCATTACTATAAGCTGAGGGAAAGATTTTAAATTTACCTTTAGCGGCTGCCAAACCTCTCGCACATAATTTAGTACCAGTTTTCTTTCTACCTTCCGCCATCATTTCTTCGTAATCAACATATTCTTCTTCTTTTTCAAATTCATTTTTAAAAAAATCAAATACTTGGTCTATGTTGACCTTTGCTTCAGTGATATGGTCATCGGCCCAATCATGTCCATTATTTATTAACTGGTCAATCATATGGGGGTCCATATCCAACATCATTTCACATTGTCTTTTGATTTGTTCCAAATTACTGAAAAACATATAATTTGCCTCTTCT